CTTATTCCAGGTGATGCAAATATGCAAACTGCTATAAAGCTACATGATTCTGACAATCCTTTTGTAACAAAAGATATGCTTTTAAGTAAAGGGTATATTAATATATTCAGAGATCAACTTATTTCTGAAATTACAATGTCTAGAGAAGAGAATAGACAAGTTGCAAAGAATAGAAATAACCAAGACTTAAGATTTTATAAATATATATTAGGAGATGTTCTTAATAAGAAAATTGTAAATAGAGCACAAAGCACAAATGTTTCTGCAGAAGAGATATACAATGATTTTGAAAAAGAAATTAAGGATAAGATTGAAGAGTTTATAAATAATAAAACAGATAAGTCTTTACAAAAAATGAAAGAATACAATATTATAAAACCTTCTGCTGAAGGAAATTATAATGTTGAAAATGTTTCTATTTTTAATTCAGATGAGTCATATACAATAGATGCTATTAGAAGTTCAATTAAGCAACAACAAATGAATTTCATGATTGCTAATACTGAATTGCATAAACTTATTTATTCTGACCCTTATCAATACTCTGATCAGCTTAAGCGTGTTAAAAACTTTAGCTCTCCAAGACAAATTCTTTCTTATGGAAACAATGATATAAACTCTAGATATGGAGAATTGTATAACAGTGAAGATGCTAATGATACATTATTCAATACAAATTTTAATAGAGATACTATAAATGGTGCTACAATATCTGATGTTCTATCAGACAATGAAGAACTAGGATATGATCCATTTGAAGAAACTGATGGTGGAGGTATTATCACTGATAAAGGATTGAGATATACCAAGATTAAAAATGGTGAATGGACTCCTGAAAATGAAGAACAATACATATATGATATGGCATATATGAAAAGAGTCTTAAATAAACCATTGAGTGCTATTGAAAAAGAAAGATTTAAAAATGGTAACCCTAAAGAACAAAGTAATTATACACCTATAAAACCTATTGTTGCTGGTAACAAAAACATGGGTAGAAGTTACAACGATCTTGTTCTTGATAAGTTTTCATTATTTCCTATATCATTTAGAATGATACATGAGCTTAATCCAACAGCTAACATGTTGAAGCTATATGAAAAAATGATTGCTGATGATGTAGACTATGCTGTATATGCATCAGGAAGAAAAGTTGGTAAAGAAAACATTTATCAATTGTATGATAAGAAAGGAAACTTCAATACTGCTCCTTTAATTAGTGCTGAGGAAAAGAAAAACCCATTAGGAAAACAAACTGTTTTAAAAATTCCTCTTTCGATATTTGCTATACAAACAGAAGTTCCAACAAAAGAAGATAATAAAGTTACACAAGGTTCTCAACCTACAAAACTTGCTACAATGGATTATATGCAAGCAGGTGTACCTATTGACTTTATGGCTGAAGAAAAAGATTTTACAACTCGTTACAATGAATGGATTAAGTTATTAGACAAAGGTTCTTATAACGATGGTGATAATTTATACAATGAATTAAAGAATAATCAAAATCTTTTAGAGGCAAGAATTCAAGATGGACTAAGTTCTTTATTTAAAGAATTAGGAATAACAAAAGTTGGTAAAGATGATTACAAACTTTCAAATCCAAAATTAACATTTGATATTCTTAAGAAAGAATTATTAAAAAGAGAAATCAATGATAATATAGTAGATGCATTAGATGGATACGAAGATGGTAAATTTGTATTAGAAGCTATTCCTTCTTATCAACAAATTAGAAACATATTATATTCTATTGCACATAGAGCTGTTGTATCTACAAAAATAAAAGGAGGACAAAAAGTACAAGTGTCTTCTGCATTATTAGAATCTCAAAGAGCTGAAGCTAAAGAAGTCACTGATGAAAAAGGAAATACAAAAACTGTATATCAATCAGACATTCTTAGATTCTATACAAATGCTGATGGTAAACGTACATGTCAGATAATGATTTCTAGATGGTTTAAAAGTCCTTTATCTGATAAAGAACTATTAGAATATTTTAATAATACTGAAGAAGGTAAAAAACAGTTAGCTGCTTTAGCTGGTGTTGCATTTCGTATACCTACACAGAAACAAAACTCTATAGAGGTATTTGAAATTGCTAAATTCCTTCCTGAAGGGTTTGGTGATTCTGTAATTGTTCCTTCTGCTCTTGTTAAGAAAGTGGGATCAGATTTTGATATCGATAAACTTTTCATCTATTTGAAAAATTTATATACTTCAAAAGATGGAAAATTAAAAGTGGTTCCTTATTTTGGAATAGGAAAAGAAGCAATTGCTAAGTTTGGTGAGCTATATGATAAAGGAGAATTTGATGAGTATATAAAAAGTAAAAAAGATCTTATCTCAAGAGAAGATGCTGAAGGTAGAATGATGTCAGCAATCTTTGCTGAAGAAGTTGGTGCTGGAGGAAGAACAGATGTAGTAAGTAGTCTTTACAGACAATCATTAGACAATGCTTATGTAGAGTCTTTAGAAAAACTTGTATCACATCCTTTAAACTTTAAGAACTTAGTTAAGCCTAACTCTGCAGAACAATTACAAACATTAACTATTAAGATTGAAGATCTTCTTGGATCAAAGAAAATAGATTATTCTAATGTTGGTGAAATGTTAGATAGAGAGTTTATGTCTGAATTAAGAAATGACTTTGTTAGAGCTAAGTCTGCTATTGGTATTGCAGCTACATCACAAACAGGTAATGCTCAAGCTCAAAGAGGTCTTCTTACAATAGATAGAACAAAACTAAAACGTGTTCCTGAAAAAGATAAAGCTTTCCTTGGGGATGCATTAATCAAATTTCAAAACTTTAACTCAGTTAAAGGGATGGCTACACTATCAATGATTGAAGATGCTAATAGTATTCCAGAAGATAGAAATTATATATCTGATGTAATAGGACAAGTTATTGATGGATACGTAGATGCTGCTAAGGACCCTTGGGTTATGCGTTTAGGAATCACTCCTAACGTTGCAGGAACTTGGTTATTCTTAATAAGAACTGGTGTACCATTAAATGACATTGCTTATTTTATGAATCAACCAATCATTAAAGAATTTTTACAAACATTAGAGAACAATGGATACTCATATGTATTTAATAGTAAATATATAAATGCTGTTAAAGAAGCATATGAATATGAAGCAATTGCTTCTGAGAGTCTTGAGATTTCTACAATTCCTAATGCAACAGAGTTATCTGAAATGATTGGCAAAGATGAAGAAACTTTATCTCCATATCAATCATTACAACAACTATTTATATTAGATGAGTTTTTGAAGTATTCAAAAATGGCTGAACAACTATTAACGTTTACACAAGCTACAAACTTTGATACAGCAACATTCAATGATCCTTTCTTAATAGCTAAAAAATTAAGACAAATAGAAAAAGCAAGAAATACAATCTTCTCAGATGTTGATCTTTTCTTAGACTCTTCTTTTATAGGAGAATTAAAAGATGCTTTGAATTCATTTAGAGATGGAATTGCTGAAATACTATTGTCAGACAAAAGAGAAAACCCTAATGGTCAATCTATAAGAAGTATATTAGAGCAAGTATTAGATCCATATATGGATATGAATGATAAAGACTTTGTGTCTATAAGTAGAAAAGCAGTGTTAACATTATTTGACTGGGCTGTACAAACTAATAGAAATCTTAATACACAACTTACAAAGGTTTTATTATCTAATGATAAAGGAGAATCAACAGCTTCTGAGTTAATGAAACTAAAAAGAGATGCTGAAAATCCTGAACATCGTTTATATAATAATTATGTTTTAAAATCATTAGAGCTTGAAAAAGGAAACAGTGAAACTGAACCAGATAATTTATACATCAATGCAAAGGCTACTAAAGTATATGACCAAAATCAAATCATATATGCTCTTAGAGAAATTAAGAAGTTATTACCAGAGTCTAAAAAAGAATTGTATGGAAATCTTGTTAGACTTGCTGTATTACAATCAGGCTTGTCTAATTCTAGAATTGCTTTTACAAATCTTCTTCCTTTTGATGATTTTGTTGCAGTGTATAATGACACTCTTTCAAAAATAGATAAGCTTCCAAATCTTTCTGATTTTGTGGATATGAATGTATTTGAAAGAGAAAATTGGAATGATTCTAATATTGTAGATCAACATAAAGAAAGAGTTATTCTAACTAAGAATGGTAGATATTTCAAACCAGAAACTACAATGGTGTCTAAAAAATTAGGAGATGCAATGATTATGGGAGAAATTCCAAAAACAATAAACATCTCTGCAAATTCAATGGAAGCAAATAGTGATGTGATTACATATATTTGGTCAGACATGACTGTAAATAAAGATAAAAAACGAGAGATGGTTAAGAATGGAGATTATTCTTTTATGAAAAAAGGATTATTCAAAAAAGTTTATTCTAAAACTAAGAAAGGAATCTCTTCTCCAATTGTATATGAAACTGTTTCTAAAGATAAAAAAACAAAAAAGACAACTGTTTATAAAAACTATGTTTACAAAATGATAAATGCTTGGGGTGATTCTCTATATGCAAAAGAATTCTATGGAAAAACCTATCCTGAAATTGCAACATCAACTGTATCAATACCATCTGTATTTGATAATGGATATGAAAAAGTTGAAGTAAAAGCAAAGGTTACAATACTAGGAGATACAGTGGTTACTAAAGGAGAGGTTGAAGATGGAGTTATTGTAGAGATCCTTGGAAGCTCTGCATATGTAGAAGGGGATGAATTTATTTTTGCATCTGAAGAAGAATCTCTACCTTTACAAACAGAAGAAAATGAGATTAATAATATATTATCTCAAAAAGAAAATGAATCAAAACGTTGTAACCAATAAATTATGGCTTGTAGTATAATAAGAAATAGTGAAACTAATGAAATAGAAAAAGTAATAGCTCCTAATGGTAAGGAGTCTATACTTTTTAATAATATTTTAAATATTATAATAGATAAAGAAGAAGCTTTAAAAAGTTGGGCACAAGTTTACACTGCTTCTTTTAAAGCATGGTTTGGTGATTGGGAAAAAGGAGAAGGTTCTAAAGTAATAGATACTAATGGAGAACCATTATTAGTATATCATGGTACTGGTAATAAATTTGATGAGTTTGATAAAGTTCTAAGAGGAGAAACTACTGGAAGATCTACTACAAGAGAATTTGACTCTGAAAATGCTTTTTTCTTTTCTAATAAAGAAGATGTTTCTTTTCATTATGCTATAATGGCAAGACAACAAGAACTAGATCTTATAGCTAATACTCTTTCTGAGCTAGGATGGTCTTTTACTAGTACAGAACAGAAACAAAAATTATATAATAATTTAAGAAAAGAGTCTCCAAAATTTGCTAAATATATAGATGATTTAAAAAGCAAAGGTTTAAATAATGATCAAATAAAAGAAAAACTTAAAGACTTAACTAGAATTTATACTAAATTATACAGTGATTATGGTAAACCTGGTAGTATAAGTAATCCTAGACGTTATTATAGAAATGTAAAAGAACATGTTTCTAGATTAATTAAAAATAAAGAAAATATACTACGAGGAAATTACGATGTAAAAAGTATATATGATGATAAAACATTAAGAACAACAAATAAAAATGATAGATTCTTAGCTATTTATGATGATGGACTTATTGTTTTTGATTCTGAAGCATATAGAGATTTATCTAGTTTACAAAGAAAAAAAATTACTGACTTATCTTCTAGTGATTTTGATAAATTAATGGATGCTTTTTTAAAAACAGTAAAAGAAGGTGAAGAAAAAATAGCAAATGATTTAAAAAAAGGAGGATTTACTCCTGAAATAATGCCTGTTTTTTTAAATGCTAAAAATGTTATTCAAAAAGACTTTGAAAGACAACCTTTTGTTATGCAGATGGATGGAACAGGAGCAGCAAATGAAGCATCTAAACTCACTTTAAAAGCTAAAGAAGAAGGTAAAGATGGTGTAGTATTTGAAAATATCCAAGATCCAGAAGTTTCTAATAATTATGGTGTATTTGAACCTAATCAAATTAAATCATTATATAATAAAGGACAGTTTTCAGAAAAAACAAATAACATATACAATCAATTACAAGATGTACCAGCATCAAGAGCTTCTAAAGAAACAATAGAGAAGGTTAAGAAGGTGATTGATCAAATGGGTGTCAATGTTGTTGCTCTACAAGATTATTTAAAAGGAAACCCTGATGTAAATGCAAAAGATGCTACAGCACTTGCAGATCTTGTACAAGGAATAATTGCTATTGCTGAAGGCAAAGAAGATGTTGCTCTTACAGAAGAGATGGTTCACATTGCTACAGCTATTATAGAGCAAGTAAACCCACAGCTAGTTACAAATCTTATTGGTAAAATATCTCAATATAAAATATATAATATTGTATTAGAGAAATACAAAAATAACAAAGCATACCAACTACCAAATGGTAAACCAAACATTCGTAAGATAAAGAAAGAAGCTGTAGATAAGTTAATAGCAGAAATGATTATTAATATGTCTGAGGGCACTACAGAGTTTCCTGAGCTATTAGATAAAGAAAGTAGAAACTTAGTTCAACAAATGTGGGATGCTATTCTTTCAGCTATTAGATCTTTATATGGAAGATCTGATATTGATTTATTTCAACAAACAGCTGAACAAATTTCTGAAGGAAACCTAGGAGCTAAATACTACAAAGAAGCTAAACCAGGTGTAAAAGAACTCTTTAATGATAATCCTGAATTAGCTGATATAGGTACAGCAGAACAATACTCTGCATATCTTGATTCTATATTTCCAGATAGTAAAGTGAAGGATATTGTTTATCATGGTACTGATAAAAATAATATAGAGTTTATAAAAAATAATACTGAAGGTTATTTTTCTAAAGTTAAAGGAGGAACACCTAATGCAATCTTTTTTTCTAAAGATATAGCCCCTGAAAGTTCTGTTTATAATAGAGCTTTTAATGTACCTGTTATTTTAAATTTGGAAAATTCTTTTATTAGAGATGATGAAGGAAACAGAGATTTTTATCCTGAAGATTATAAGACTACTATTAATGCTGCAGAACAAAATGGATATGATGGAGTACAAATATTAAATACAAATGATAACTTTGATACTGATGTATTTGTAGTATTTAATCCAGAACAAATTCATATACTAGGTAATGAACAAGATGTAGAAGCATTTAAAACTTTCATGGAAACTGCTCCTGCAGAGTTTAAAGGAGAGGGTGTATTCTTTCAACTAGAAGAAAATCAAAAAGTAAATGAAGCATTTGAAAAGTTTAAAGATATGGATTCTAGAATGAATCTTCTTGATGCTACAGAAAATGAAAAAAGACATTATACATATGATCTTAAGCGTTTACTTTTTACAGTTACAACATTAAAGAAAAAGAAAGATCTTAAAAGAACAGATGAAGAAAAGTTATTAGATGATCAGAAAAAAGCATGGGGAACTGAAGGCCATAATTTTTTAGAAAGATATATCAAAAAAAATCTTATCAGTAAAGATGGATATGCTTTAGTAACTCCTAAAGAAGAAGAAATAGCTACACCATTAAACGATGATGTAAAAAAATCTATAATCATTTTTGCAAAAGAACTTATAGCATCTTATCCAGCAGGAACAAGATTTTTAGTTGAAACACAAGTAGCTAATTTAAAAGTAAAAGGTGGTATTGGTTCTAAAATTGACTTCATGGCTTTTGAACCTATTAAGAATAGCAAAGGACAACCAGATGTTAAAGTGGATATATTAGACTGGAAGTTTACAAGCTTTAATACAGAATCTAATCTAGACATTCCTTGGTATAAACAAGATGAATGGAAAGAACAAATGGGAGAGTATACAAAGATTGCATATAATTTAGGTGTAGAAAGAAATCAATTGCGAAGAGCAAGAATGATTCCTTTTATAACAAACTATAGATATGCTATTAAGGATAATAAAGCTTCAGGACTTGTTGCACGTTCTGTTGAAATAGGTAAAATAGATTCAACAAAAGAAACAAATGTTTACTTGCTTCCTGTTCCTGTTGATTTTGAGTCTACAGGAAATGAAACTGTTGATACATTCATATCTAGTCTTAGAAAGTTATATGAAAAAATGTATAAGTCTGGTACTAAACCAGAAGAAAAGTTTTCTAAAAATTTAAAACTAGAACAACTAAGTTTGGCTATTAGAAACTTACATTTAAAACTTAACTTCTTTCCTGTATATGATGTTGCTAAAACATTCTTAAATGATATGGAGTTAACTATACAAGAGTTTGATGGTATAGATTATAACACTCTATCTAAAGATGAATTAAATACAAAACTTGAAAAGCTAATAGAGTATCAAAGAAGTGCTGAAAAGTTTACACAACTAAGTGATGTATATACATCATATATACCTAGAGAGAATATGTCAGTTGAAGAATTAAAATTATTAAATAATTTTGATAGACTTTCTGCTGGAATAAAAAGAAAACTAAAAGAAATATTATCTCTTCAACAAGAATATGTTTTTCAAAAAGGATTGAAAGAAGGAATAGTTGAAGAAGATAATGCAGAAGATATATTGAAAGCTGAGAAGTTAGTTTCTAGTTTAGATAAAAACTTCTTAGAGAGTTCAAAACTTTCTCCATTAATTATTCAATTGGCAGCTAAGGTTTATTTAAAAGCTAAAAATTTAATCAATGTTAATTTTAGTAAAGTTGCAAACAACTATTCAAAAATATTAATCCCTTTAGAAGAAGAAGCAAAATTAAAAGGCAAGACAGCTTTTGAAATGATTGGTTCTATTACAGAAACAGGACCTAGATTAATTAAGAAATTAGATTCTGATTTTTTACAAGCAATCAAAACTGCTAAAGAAAAAGGAAACAGACAATTTTTATTAGATAATTTAGATTTAGAAGAATATAAAACATTAACAGACCCTTTGATTGAAAGAACTCTTGATGAGTTAGATAGAACACAATTTTCTTCAGAGGAAGAAGAAGATGCTAAAATAAGAGAGAGAAGAAAAAAACAATTTAAAAGTTCTATAGATATTACATCAAAAGAATTTGAAGGGTTTGAGAATTACACTTTTCAATATTATTATAGACAAGCAATGATTGAAGAAGGTCATTTGTCTAAAGAGTTTTTAGAAATGTCTAAAAGTGAGAATGCTTTAAAAGTTTGGAACTTCTTTACAGAACTAAATGACAAAGCTAGAAAGATGGGATATCTAGATAAACAAGGATTGTCTTTCTTTCCATTAATAGAAGCAACCACTCTTCAAAAAATGTCACAATCAGGAAATGTATTAAAAGAAACTAAAGATTTCTTTAAAGACATGTATAGTATAAACCCTAATGAAGAACAATTGTATGCAAAGGTTGATGAAGAGACAGGTGAATTAAAAAGAGTTATTCCTAAATACTTTACAAGAACTAATAAAAATGCATCACAACTATCTACAGACCTTAATAAAGTGGGGCTCATGTGGATTAAATCTTTAATGGAATATGAATCTACAAAAGATTTAGAGTTTCCATTATTAGTAATGCATTCAGTTGAAGAATCTAAAGGATCATTAATTACAGATAATAAAGGAGAAGTTATATTCGAAGGAAGAACTCCTAAAGAACGTGCAGAAAATGAAAATGCAACGTTGTTACAATCAATATTAGATGATTATTTATATGGAATAACAGAGAACTTAAATTCAATGGGTAACATATTGATGACTTCTGGTATTTCTAAGTTATCAAAAAATAAAGATAAAGTAGAAGATAGAACTATATCTACAAAGAAATTATTAAAAACAGGTGATACATATATTAGAAACTTAGCACTTGGTTTAAAACCTTTAGTAGGTGCAGCCAACTGGTTTGGTACACAAATGCAAATGTACATTAGTTCATCAGGAGTTTATCTTCCAGGAGAGTTTCAAAAAAATAATGGAAAAGTTACAATGCCTTTTGGTAAAGGACTTGATTTAATTGAAAAAGCTCTTCTTGATACAATTGCTCCTCTTACAGGAGAAAGTGTTGTAGAAATAAAACAAAGAATGATAGCAGAGAAAAAATCATATGCAAGCTATTTAGCAACATGGACTTTCTCTGATGTAATGATGTCTACAAACTCTTTTGGTGAAAAGAAACTAGAAATGGCAAATGCTTTAACAATGATTGATAATTCTATTGTAGTTAATGGGAAGATTATAAACATTAGACAACACTTAAGAGCTTTAGATAGACAAGCTAGAAAAGGATTATCATTTGAACAAAGAAAAGCATTAGAAGATTCATTTGAAGAAAGAGTTAAAGCTCTTAAAGAAGGAGACACTTCATTAAAAAAATTATCAAAGATTGAAAATGATGAACTAGTTATAGATGGAGTTAGTGATGAAGAACTTGCTAATTTTAGAATGACTATTGTTGACTTTGCAAGAAACATTACAGGACAAATGAGTAATGATGATAAGATGGGATATAGAAGAGATACTATATTTAATTCATTCATGATGTTTAAAGGATGGATTCCTAAGCTTATGTCTGTTAGATATAAAACTATTACAAAAAACACTGCAACCAATGAATGGGAGTATGGTAGATATAGAGCTTTCTTTTCAACGCTGAGTGAAATTGGACTTAGGAATATTTCAGATCTTAGAGACATTACACTAGGTACAGATAAAGGACTTGCTATACTAAATGACATGTTAGAAGCAAAGAAACAACAATACTATTTACAGACAGGAAAAGAACTAATTATATCTGAAGAAGAGTTCCAAGATTTAATGAGATCTCAAATAACTAATATGTATAAAGAACTTAAACTTATAGTTGGAATTCTTGCATTATTAATTGCTGCAAAAATTGCTGATCCTGATGATGATGAAGATATACTAACTAAGAATAGATATAAGTATTTTGCAAAATTAGTAAACAAAGTGTCTGATGAACTTTTATTTTATGTAAATCCAATATCTGCAGACGAAATGACAAGAGGATCTATCATTCCTTCTTTAGGAATTTTTTCAAAATTTGGAAGTCTTCTTAATGCTTTAAGAAAAGAAATATATTATACAGCAATAGGAGATGAAAAAGAAGCAGATAAAACATATCCAATGAAATATTTTATAAATTTATTTCCTGTAGGATCTCAAGCATTAAATGAAGCATTGCCACTAGTTGATGCAGATGCAGCAAAGGTGATGGGCGTTAGAACATCTGCAGAAGCAAGAAGAAAATAATTAAACTTTATGCTATATTATGGTCAAAACTTTAAATATCGCTGAAAATAACAATGCAGAAATGCCTATTTTTGCTTATACTAAAAATAACAAAATGAAAGCATTCTTTCTGAACTTATTGGCAGCCCTACTCTTATTCTTTGCACCAATTCAGCAGTTAGTTATGGTTGTAGGTTTAGCAATCTTACTTGACACATTCACAGGTGTTTATAAATCAGTTAAATTAAATGGATGGAGATCTATTCGTAGTAGAAAGTTATCAAACATAATAAGCAAAATGGTTCTTTATGAGATATCAATCATTGTTCTCTATCCAATTGATAAATTTTTATTGAATGAACTATTACTAAATGTTGTTTCAGTTGAATTCTTTTCTACAAAAGTTGCATGTGTTCTTCTTATTTTAGTAGAGATTACATCAATTAAAGAAAACATAGAAGCTGCTCTTAAAATAAATATCTGGCAAACTTTAAAAAAAGCAATCAATAGAGCAAAAGAAGTTAAAAATGACATTGATGAAATAAAAAACTAATATGAAACTTGATTTAAAATATATTGTAATTATAATTCTTGTAGCCATCATTATATTAATGAGAAGCTGTGAGTCTACAATTATTCCTAAAGAACCAATTGTCATAACTAAATATGACACTATATGGAAAAAAACACATGACACTATAATAAAGAAAGTTACTGTAGATAAAGTGAAGTATGTACCATTTGAAAAAATCATATTTGCAAATGTAGAAGCATGCATGAAAGAATACAACAGACAAACAACATATAAAGATACAATAGCTTTAGATAGTATTGGAAGAATTACAGTGATTGATACAGTGTTTCAAAATCAATTAAAAGAAAGAACTATAATCAAAGACTACAAAATACCTCTTGTCACCAAGACAATTACAATTATAAAACAACCAGATCCTAAAAGACAATTGTATATAGGAGGTAACCTGTTTGGTGATGAGAGAACTGTACAAATAATTACTCCTGGAATATTATATAAAGACAGGAAAGATAGAATCTTCCAAGCTAATGTTGGTGTGGATTTTGATGGTACATTAACATTTGGTGTTGGTACATATTGGAAAATCAACCTAAACAAAAAATAATAACCAATGGTAACAAGTGCACAGTGTTTAAAAAAATATGGTGATCCTACTAAAGAATCTAATATGATTCTATGGGATATACCAACTGAATTAGAAATAGGTGTTATACCTAAAAGACTTTATTGTAATAAAGATTTAATATTGCCTCTTACGAAAGCATTTAAAAATCTTATAGCAACAGGAAATGTAAGAGAACTGAAGACATGGGATGGATGTTTTAATATAAGAAAGATGAGAGGTTTAACTAGTATGTCATTACATTCGTGGGGAATTGCTATAGATGTTAATGCAGCATGGAATGGTCTAAACAAAACACCAGTGTTATCTGCAGGATTTGTAAAATGTTTTACAGATGCTGGGTTTGATTGGGGTGGAACTTGGCAAAGAAAAGATGGAATGCACTTTCAATTAAAATCAATATAATGGCAAAAGCAAGCAACACATCAGAAAAATTAATCACTCCTGATATATCTAGACCAGGAGTACATTCAAAAGCAAAAAGCTCTAGTTTAAAAACTAGTAAAAACTATAAGAAAAAATATAATTCTCAGGGTAGAGTATAATGGAAGTAATATATCAAGGTAATGTAGCAACAGATTGTAGTACGAGAATAACTTGTACCACCACTTCATTGACTATAACTAATATCATTATTAACAACCTTGATTCAAATTATGTATTCAACCTTAATAGATTCATGACTGGACCAGGTATTCATAAGATTCCTATATATGAACTATCTTTAGACGCAGGAGATTCTATAAGAGATACAGAACCATATGTTCTTTTTGAAGGTGATTATATACAACTCATTTCTGATGTAGCTGGAACAACATATTACATTAGAGCAACACAAGAAACATAATGTATGAGAAAATAGATAAGAATGGAAACATCTCAGCTAACTCTGCTAATGTTATTGTAATAGATAAGAATGGGTTAGTAAAAGAAATTAACACAGGGGGAGGAGGAGGACCTCCTTCAGGACCAGCTGGTGGTGACTTATCTGGAACCTATCCTAATCCATCTGTTGTATGGGCTAATGGACAACCAACATATGATCTTGTTTATTATCCTCTTACAACTAATCCTGCAGGTTATCTAACACAACAATCTGTATTACAATATCCTAATCTTGGATCATTTCCTGTAACAGGAGCAGTAAATACAATCTATATTGCATTAGACACTGATGTACCTTATTACTGGGATGGTGTTAGTTATCAAGTTCTTTTAAGTTCAACATCAGGTATAACAGGATTTGGTACTATTAATACGTTACCAAAATTTAGTCCAACAGGTTCTGAATTAAGAAACAGTAGGTTTACAGATGATGGTGCTGTAGGTAGATATGGTTCAACATCTAATTATGTTGAATTTATTACAGGAGCTAACGTTTTTCTTAAATTAGATAGAGGTCAATCAAAAATGCAATTTATTCTTGGTAATCCTCTTATATTTCAAGAGAGTACAATATACTCTGATAATACATATGGAACTGCTTTAGAAACAAAAGGATATTTAGCATTCAGAGTTGGTGCTACAGCAACTACTGAAGGACTTAGAATATTATCTACAGGACAACTAGAATTACCACAAACACCTGCAACAGGAACTATATCTGATTTTGTTCTATTAAGAGACACGTCAGGTAATGTAAAACAAATAGCTTACCCAACTGTACCAACAGTTACACCTGCAGCATTAACTAAAACAGATGATACAAATGTAACTCTTACATTAGGAGGTACTCCTGCTACAGCATTGTTACAAGCAACAAGTATAACAGTTGGTTGGACAGGTACATTAGCAGATAGTAGAATAGCATCTTCTACAGCTTGGAATAACAAGCTTAATGATATTCTATTATCAGACATGAGTATCAATATGCCTGTAAATGCTGCTGCTTCTATAAATAATGTTGTAGGAGCTGCTTTAACTGTTTCTCTTGGACCAACTACAAGAACTATTGCAGACACTAATTTGTTTACAAGAACAACAAGAACTGCTTTAGAAACTACTATTGTTCCAGCAAACGTGCCTTCTTTTAGACAAACTGGTGGTTTTACTATAAATACAGGTTTTAAGGTAGCTTTTAAATTTGGTGCTTCAACTGGAGCAACCAACTCAAATGTTAGATATTCTATGGGTGTGTTCACAGCTGGATTTATTGTAACAAATGTTGACCCCACTACGTTTATAAACTGTGCAGCATTTGCTAGAATAGATGGAAATACTAATTGGCAATTCATTCATAATGATGCAACAGGAACAGCAACTGCAATAGATTTAGGTGCTTCATTTCCAGCAAATACAGTCTCAACAGATATGTATTACGCTGTAATTGAGACAGTGGGTGCAAATATCAAATACACATTAACTAGATTAAATACAGGCGATACAACAACAGGAACAGTGAGTAGTAACTTAGTAGCAGTTTCAACTTTATTAGGACTATGTGCTGGATGTAGCAACAATGCTAATGCTGCAATATGTGCTTTAGATTTTGCAGGAATGCAACTAATTAAATTTTATTAATATGACTTATTACATAACATCAGAATTAATAACATTCAATGATAACAACGAGGTTGTGATTATGGAAGATGGAGAGCCTACATTTGAATTGTACAGAGCTTATTTAATAGCAAATGGCACTGTTTATAACAGAGAGTTTTTTACACAAGAGGAACTTGATAACAGACAATTATAA